TCCCCTGCTCGATAGTCTTGCAAATGGAATAAATATTCGCGCCGCCCTCGCCCTCAATGCGAAGCCGCAGATGGTCACACCGTCTCGGACGGATAGGTACCGCAAAACTGCGAAGCCTGTCACCGTTCATAGTAAAGAGATGTTCCCAAGCGCCGCTTGAGTCATACTGAATGTAGAAGAATACTCTTGTGCCCATATCAAGGTACATTCGCACGTCAAGGCGTGAAATATACTTCTTGTCGGGCGAGTCGGTACCGATAATACCGGTCTCCGCCATCCACTTTACGGGTGAGGTGTCGGGAGTTCCCGAGCCGAGAACGCTCTTGATCTTCTTGTCCGCCCCGTCGATATAGTAAAGATCGCCACGGAAGTTGCAGAAGGCAAGCGCGTTTGTGTTGTCCTCTCGGTGCCACATACCCTTGAGAGTGTCATATACGAATAGGTGGTGTTTTCCATTCATATCTTGCATGGAGATATAGTATTTGTTGCCAAGCGCCCCCGCCTTGGCTGCGCTGTACTGGACGTCGCCGAGAGCCGAAGATATTTCGACCGGCAAAGAGCCGTCGTAGGCACATACCGCAGAGCGAGCCTTATAGTAAAGCACCTCGTTTACAATAGCAAGACTGCGCGCACAGCCCCTCTGTACGCCTCTGCAAGCAGTTGTCTGTATCTGATAGTTCGCGGGATAGTTGCCGTAGACCTTGTGCATACAGCTCTCCTTGAAGAAGATCGGATATCCCATATGCGTGACAGCACCGGTAAACGGTCCGTCGGTACCCACGCTCGCAGCGTATGAGTCGGTCGAAATACCCATAAAGCTGTTCCAGTTCTTGAAATCACCCAGCTTCGAGGCGTAGATCTCATTGACTATCTCACCGGTTACAGACTCACCGTATCGGCAGCCCCAAAGGCGGTTTTCCGATTCAATGATAAAGTCCATTGTGGGCATCTTTCTCGTGATCGTGATCGGCGCGTCCTGCGTTGTCACCTTATCGATAATACCTGTCACCACTATGTAATCGTCACCGCGCGACCACAAAACCTGCGTGCTGTTCAGATCGGCAAGCTCGGGGCTTGTAATACCCGATATGCTCACGCCGTCACTATCCGAAAAAGGCACGCCAATACCCGTCGCGGATATCCTGATATAAGTGCTGGCAATGCTTATCCACATAGAGGTTGTGGCGGAATACTGCTTCAGCGAATGAGGCACGCTTGAGGTATCTATCCACAGAGCCATATTTTGGGGATTTTCGGGAGCCGTATCCTGCACCGCAGCGCCCTCGATTGCTGTACCGTCATTCTTGCAAAGCGTAAACGTGACGGTCGAAGTCGTTGTCACACTCGCCTCAATATCGCCGTAATCGCTCAGATCCTCGGTGTTTATATATTTCTTGTCGGGCATAATAATGACGTATGCACCCATTGAGATCAGCGTTTTGGGAGCATTGTCTACCGTCAGCCCCATATTTATCCTATTTTCATTGATAACAAAATCGCCGCCGTCCACGTAGCAAAGCGAGTCCTTGCCTATCAGACCACCGATAGTGGCAGGGGAAGCATAAACGCCTCGTTTCGGTCGGGGCGAAAGAACGGGGTAATTGGCAGAGCTTAAGTTCTTCATGTCGTAAAACTCGCCGTCCCCTATGCGGAGATTATGGTTATATCCCCTGAATACGTCAACCATTTCCCGAGTGGTTGGAAGCTCGGAAAGACGCGGATAATACTTCATTGTTTATCCCTCCCGTCAAAAGAGAAAGCGACTGCCGTGGCTCCTCGGCGTATGGTCTCGGTTATAATACTTCTCGAAAGCCGAAAACGCCGTGTTATATTCGACTGTGCTGTTGTTGTACTTCGCGTATTCCCCGTTCGCGTAATCTATCTGCATTTCGAGATAGCGCACGTACACCTCGTCATAAGGCGCGGGGATAAGAAGCTCGGTGGTCAGAAGCGTTTCGTCATTGTACCCCTCGAATATCACGTCCTCGCCGCCCTCGTGGGTGTCAATGATCTCCTTCTTTACCACGCCGTCAAGTCCCGAAAGCCAACGCACCTTGTCCTGCTGGCTGTATGCGTTCGGCTTTAAGTGGTCGATTCGGTTGATAGCTTCGATAATTGTCATTGTGTAGTCCTCCTGTCAAAAAAGGGGACGCGAAGTCCCCCTCTGTTATACGGTTCCGGGCAGGGGCTTATTAGCCGCTTCGAGCAGCTCGTCCACGTGCTCGTCCATCTTGTTCTGCGCGGCAACAGATCTCTCATACTCTGCCTTGATGTGAGGCGGGACCATAGATGTCTTGCCCTTGGGGAGCAGATATCCTACACCGTTCACGCTGATAAACAGATTAGGCTCGTCGTTTGCCGCGCCCTTGGGAATAGTCAGGGGAACGCGCACATCTTTCTTTTCTGCTGCGGTTTCAGTTTCTGCTGCGGTGTTTTCGGTTTCTGCTGCGGTTTCTGCGTTTTTTGCTTTTTCAGTAGCCATGTTTTTCACCTTTTTTCCTTTCTTTTATTCGCCGAGGATCTCATCGATCTTTTTTGCGAAATCCTCGTTTGCTGCGATCTGCGCGTCGAGTGCCTCTTTTTCAGCGAGGAGCTGCGCAAGCTCCATATCGTGTCTTGCCTTAATGCTATCAAGACTTGCCTGATTTTCACCGCGAGCGGCAACGATCTCGGCATTGATCTGCTTGAGATTCTTAAGCATACCCTTAATGCCTGCAATAACATTATTCGATTTCTGACGAAGCTGTTCTGCTGTCTGTGCCATTTGCTTTCTCCTTTGTAAAATTGTTTTTTAATTGTTAAGGGGGCAAGGGACAAGCCCCGCCCCCAAAAAGTGACTGATTAGTTTGCTTCGTCGGTTGCGCTGTAGGAAGAACAGCTCATGATACGGAGCAGACGCTCCGAATAGAGCACAGTCGCACCGTTGGTCTCAAACTTATAGCCGATGGTGCTGAACTGATTGAGAGGACCGCCTACCTGAGACTTGTCCTTAACGATCATTTCAAGTGCGCCGCCCTCGGGGTCAATGATACCGAATGCGTCCTTACCGAACATATAGTTTGCGTAAGTCACGCCGCCCGCCTTGTTGGCATACTCGCCGCCAAGGATAGGTGCAAAGGCATCCTCAATGAAGCGGCAGCCGTGAAGCTCGCCGATCTCACCGTTGAAGATTTCGCCGGGCTGTGCATACTTGTGAGCCTCGATCCAGTCCTTGGACTTGCGGAGATCATAAGTAACAGAAGGGTTGAGAACCATATAATACTTACCGTTGATGGTAGGAACACGGTTCTTCTTCATGATAGTGACACCCTTTGCGACCATATCAGGAGTCAGCAAGCACTTAATAGTATCGCTTGCCTCCATCTCACCGGGCGTGGTGGGAGTGCTTACGATAGTGCCGTCTGCAACGTTGATGTTGTCGCAGTAAAGAACGTTGGTGTTAACAAGAAGAGCGTCGCGGATAAGGGTCTCCTGAGTCTCTGCCGCAGATGCGCCCATTTCCTCGGTAGCACCGAGAATGACGTCATCGTAAGCGTGAAGCTCAAGCTGATCGGTAACGGCAGCATAGGTACCGTACTGATCGATAGAGCCGGTCTTGGAACTCATACCGAATTTCTGACCGGTAGGAATAACGCCCTCAACGAGCTTCGATGCCTTTGCGAAAGTGTTCCACTTTCTCCACTCCACGGTCTTGCCGTGCTTCTTGGGAAGAGTCTGCTTCTTTGCAAACTGTGCGTAGAAAAGCTCAACACGAGCGTTCTCGAGAAGCTCGGTGTCATAGAAGGTCTTAAGCTCGCCGTTCATAGAGTTGGCAGCGTCAAAAGCCTGAGTGGTGCCGTCGTAGGCGTTAACGTAGTTGCCGGTCGCATTTACAAGAGTACCGGCGTCAGCAAAAAGCTGAAGATTGATGCGCAGGAAAGCGAAGATCTGCGCAAAGAGAAGATTGAAAAGTTTCTTCATAAGTAATTCTCCTTCCGAATTAAAAAATTTGATTTTTTGTGAAGGAGAAATGTGTTTGCGGTTATTTCTGTCCGGGATACACTTTCTCCCCACGTGCCAATCTCGCGCGGAGGTCCTTCTTAAAGGCTTCTCTCTGCTCGCGGCTGGCTTTGCTGTAGTCGAATGTGGTCGCGGAAGGTGCCTGACCCGAAATACCGTTCTCGTCGGGGCGTCGCTGTCTTGCCTGAATATTGTTGGAGATATTCTGCGCGGTTGCTTTTGCAGTTGCCTGCATAGCCGCTGCCTGCATCTCGTCGTGATGTACGGCATAATATGCGTCTCTTACGCTGATACCGACGTTAGGAGAGGTCATACGCAGGAAAGCGGGGTTTTTCAGCTCGGTCTGAAGATCAAAGTTAGGGACAATCTTCTTCATTTCCAGCGCCTGCTGTTCAAGCCCGGTGAAGTGATTTCTGATCTTCTGCTCCTGTATCGAAAGCTCCTCTGCCTTCTTCTGTCTCGCGGTGTCGCGCTCCTGCTGGTCGATCTTCTTTGCGGTCTCAACAGAGGTACCCATCTGAAGGGCTTTGTCCTCATAGTAAGAGTCATCGTCGCTGATCGCCTTTGTAAGCGCTTCATAGTCCATATTGGAGGGATCGAGCTTGTGCTTACGTGCAAGAAGCTCGAGTGCGGGAGTAAGTTTTGCCAGCGCTTCCTCTGCTCCCTTTGCGGACTTAAGGCGGGACTGCACAACAGCCTGCATCTG